GCGGGGTTATAAGAACCGAAGGATTCTGGGCATCTGGAATCGATTATTTCGATGATTATGGTAGACTTACAGAGGAAGGAGATTTCTTGGACGAAGTATTTATAGCAGGGATTCGAAAGATTGGCGACTTATTAGAAGTAGAGAATAGGGAGGGATTCGATTGGCAAGCTTACTTATGATGATGGAAGCAGCTATCATAGGCCTCTTTCTTTTAGCAATAGGTTTTATATTATATAGAGACGAGAGTGATCGTGATATAAGAATGATTCAGTTTACTGTAACTCTCATCTTATTCTTTGTAATATTAATAGCAATAAAAATAGGTGCATATTAAATGAAAGCGAGAACGTTACAAGATTTATGGCCTCGAATGGTTAAACATATCATGAGAGAAGGAAGAGAAATAGTTGATCAAAGAGAATCAACGACAAAAGAAGTTTTGAATATGGTTTGGACAGTAGAAAAACCAGAAGCTTCTGTTATACCTGAAGGTTTTCCACTAGGTAGGGAGGCAGTTAATGCTTACAAAGACCAGTTACTTAATCCAGATAGACAAGGTTTTGTATATACTTATGGAAATCGTTTAAGAAATTATATGGCTTTTAGTCCATCAGATGCAGAAGAGAATGAAAAAAGATTCCAAAAGACACTTGAAAAGAAAAAGAAAGAATTTGAAGAACATCGCACTGGAAAAGCTGCAAGGTTAACAAAAAAACAATTAAAGAAAAGATTAAATAAAATTAAGTTGGATAAAAAAGAGTTAATTGATATCAAATTAGAAGGCACATATGCTTTCATTGATCAAATAAAAAGAATTATTCTTGAACTTAAAGAAGCCCCTACAAGTCGTAGAGCTATTGGGGTCACTTGGAGAATTCCAGAAGATCTTTTAACAGATGAAGTTCCATGTATGATATTAGTTGACTTTAAAATAAGAGATGAACAGCTCTTTACAACAGTAGTATTCCGTTCCAATGATATCTTCGGAGCTGCACCAGCAAACTTCATCGCTATAAGGCAACTCAGTCGTTTCGTCGCTAACGAGCTTTCGATACCAATCGGTCCCATAACTGTTCAATCAATTTCTGCTCACATCTATGAAGGAAATTGGGACGAAGCAATGAGGATAAAATAATGTATATTAATCCACTTAATAATTTTTTCACAAATGAATTAACTAATAAAGAGGCTTGGTTATTGGGATGGATATATAGTGATGGACATTTAGATAAATATACATTAAAATTTAAATTGCAAGGAAGAGATGTAGATGTATTGGAAAAGTTTTGTAAAGTTTTTGGAGTCGAAAAAGAACCTAAATTTTATAAGAATAAATTTGTTGGGATAACATTTTCATCAATAAAAATGATGGATAATATCGAAAAATTTGGAGTTCCTCGTGGTAAAAAATCTGACATTGTTAAACCTTTAAAATTATCTGATGATCTTATGCCTCACTTCTGGAGAGGTGTTTGGGAGGGAGATGGAAGTATTAGTATTCATGAAGATAAAAGACGAACTTCACCTTATAGATTCAAGTTTAGAACTACATTAACAGGTAATATAAACACATGTAAAGGTTTTAAAAACCAAGTACTAAAAACAGATAATAAAATTATAAAGATGGTTTCTGGAGCGTCTCAGACTGCAAAAGAATCTACTCAATTAGAATTTTGGGCAAATCTTTATGATTATTTCTATGATGGATATACTTTACATGAAAATATTTACTTGAACCGAAAACATGACAAATTTTTAGAAATTTTTGATAAGATAGGAGATATTTATGAAAAAGACCGCAAAAATACCTGAAAAAATGGAATCGATAAGAGTACGAATAAGTGCCGACCCGCAAGTGAAATTCTCTTTTGGGTACTTCGATATATACCCAGATGTATACGCTGATGTATACCATTACGTATCAAAAAGAGAAAGAAGAGATTTAACGCTGCTCGCACAGCTGGCCATCGAAGAATTTGGATATATCGATACAATATGTGAGATTAAACAGACTGATTTTGTTCGTGTTCAAAGTGAACTGAATGAAAAATATGCAATAGAATGTAGAAATTTACAAGAAATAATTGTAAACCCAGAAGAGTTTATAAAGAATGCAATGGAGGAATAAAAATGGAAGAAACAGATAGTGATACAGTACAAAGAGTTGCAGTGGCAGCAGCGAAGAAGATGAAAGATTCACAGGCAAACCCAACTTATAGGGCTACTTGTTGTGGGGATACATCTTTTACAATCGATCATGAAGGTAAGATATATATTTGTACTCATTGTAATACACAATATAAATTAGATATCGACAGGTGGATAAAAGAATGATTGACACATTGTCAACTTTCTTTCTCACTTTTTCTATTGCGATGGGATTGGTTTTAGCCGCATTTTTGGGCTTCATTTTAATAGGAATTGCAAATAAGCTTATGGCTTATTTAGAATCTCCAGTAGTTCAACCAGACCCAAGGGATTTTAATCTTAGTTTCCTAGCAGAGAAGGAGGAAGAAGGAGATGGATCCCGACCTTATCAAGACGAAACTGAAGAATTATGAAGCTCAAGGATGGCTTTGGTGTGGTTTAAGATCTTTGGATATGTGCGAAGGATGTGAGGAATGTGTGGATCAAACAGATGATAATGAAATATTGGAACCGACGAAAAATGCAACAAAGATCAAAGACATTGATGGAAGCATTACTGAAAGATTCAAAGAATAATGAGGGAAACCATGGATCAATTAAATAACGAGATAAGAGAATGTAAATTATGCGAGATATCTCAACAGACCCCAAAAAAAGTAATAGGAAAAGGTGTAGGTGATCCTAAATATCTTTTTATTGGTCTTAATCCTGGTAAAGAAGAAATGCAAGAAGGTATCCCATTTGTAGGGCCTTCTGGAAAACTTCTTGATAGATGGATAGAATATCTTGGTATTAAAGAAGATGAATATGCTGTTGTAAATTTAATAAAATGTTTTACAAACAACCAGTCAGAGTTGAACGGTGAGGAAGTAAAGAATTGTAAACCATTTTTAGAACAACAAATAGAATTTCTAAACCCACAATATTTTATTTTATTAGGTGCAATACCAGTAAAAACACTAATGGGGCTAAGGGAAATCACTAAAATAACAGGTAAAATCTTTACAAGAAATGATCAAATGAAACCATACCATCATTTTATTACTCTTGCACATCCATCATATTATGTGAGACAAGGTGGAAAAGGATGGGATGGGATGTTAGAACCTGTAAAACGATTCATTAATAATCCACAGGGAATAACAAAACCTTTTAATAAAAGGTGGGATGAAGTAACTCCAATTCAATCACTTGAAGTAGAAATAAAAGAAGTTGATGTGGATAAAAAGATAAAAGAAGTGGCTGCGAAGGTAGTAAAATATCCAAAAGAACAATCATATGTTCCTATTCATGTACACGATACTTTTTCAATTAAGGATTCGTGTGTACAAACAAAAGATTTAGCAAAGTACGCAAAAGAAATGGGATTCAAAGCTATTGGAGAAACAAACCATGGAAGTATATCAGGACTGTATGAATTCCAACAGAATTGTGATAAAGAAGGAATAAAGCCTATTCTAGGCGTGGAATTTTATGTTCACGATGAAAAATATGGTGATGATAAAGAAAAGAGATATCACATCGTAGCTCTTTGCAAGAATGAAATCGGATTGAAAAATTTATTTAAACTTGTGGATATTTCATACAGGGAAAAATTCTATCGAAAGCCAAGGATTGAGTTAAAAGATCTCTTTAAATATGGAGATGGCCTTGTAATTACAACAGCTTGTAGTAGTGGAATAGTAGCAATGCATTACTTAAATGGAGAACCAAATTTTGCTCAACAAGTTCTGTTAGATTTAAAATATAGATTTGAAGATGATTTATATGTTGAACTCCAACCTCATTTCGAATATAAAGATCAAAAGAAATTGAATCCTATGTTAATTGAACTTGCAAATAAGTATGACATAAAAACGATAATTACAACAGATGCCCATTATTTAAAAATGGAAGATGAAGAAATTCACAAAAGTTTGAAAGCTATCGCATATCATCAAAAATTCGAAGAAGCAGGTTTTGGGCTTTCTACCAACTATTTAATGAGTACAGAAGAAATAAAAAAATATTCTTTACTTACCAATATTGATAAGGATACTATTGAAAAATCTTTGCAGAATACAATTTCTATCTCAGATAGATGTAATGCAAGGATCAAAAAATATAATAATGCACTCCCTAAATTTATTATAGAGGATTAAAATGGAATCTATTCAAAAAGATACAATTTCAGAAAAATTTTCTTTATTACAAGAAACAGAAATTTGTAAATCATATGAAGATGATTTTTTAGATACTTATAAGCTTGGGGAAATTTTCAATTGTAGTCCTAATACAATTCGAAGAATATTAAAAGGAAACAATATAAGATTAAGAAATCGAGGAGAATGTAAAAAACGATTCACATTAAAAATAGAAAAACAAATTTGTGAGTTATATACTACTAAAAATATGAGTTCATATGAATTAGGAGAAAAATTTGATTGTTATCCTTCCACTATTTTAAGAATATTAAAACGTTATAATATTGAGAGGCGAGATAACAAAGAGAAAAATAATGGAATGTTTGGTAAAAGAGGAGAAAATAGTTCTAATTGGAAAGGTGGTATTTCTTTTGAGCCTTATTGTGTTCTTTTTAATAAGGGATTTAAAGAACGTGTAAGAAATTTTTGGGACAGAAAATGTGGGATAAGTGGTATTACTGAAGAAGAGAATGGTAGAAAATTAGATGTTCATCATGTAAATTATGATAAACAAAGTTGTTGTAATACAACAGTTCCACTATTTATTCCATTAAGTCGGGAATACCATACAAAAACAAATCACAATCGTGATTATTGGGAAAAAATGCTTACAAATTATATTATGATTTGGTTCAATGGCGAATGTTATGAGGTGAAAGAATGAATGAAGCTGAGGAAAGGGGAAAAATATTACAACAAGAAGCAGAAGATTTAAAACAAGCGATAGCTGACAAGGAGAAAAAAACTACAGAAGATCTTAAAACAATTGGAACTTTTCTAGGAACAATAATTGGTCTTGCAATTGCAACACTTGTAGTATTTTATGCATTCCATTTAGGTTGGTACAAATCTTTTATTGCAGCTGCATTAATACTTATAATGATAAAAGTAAATAGTATAGCTCGAAAAGTAAGTGTGTTATATGAAAAAGTGTAGTTGTGGAGGAGAATACCTTCCTCTTAGGGAGGGGAATGAACTTCTCGGAAGGATTCCAGTTGAATTTAAATGTAATAAATGTGGGAAGATATGGGTCGAATATAGGAGGATAAAACGTGGATAGTTCAGAATATTTGAAACAGAGATGTCGTGAGAGGGCAGTAAAACTTAACCTTCCAGTTGAGTACGAAGATCGTTTTGATCGTGAATTTGAAGTTATTGAGGGAAAAGGATTTGTGGATTATTTTTTAATCCTCGCTGATATTGTGGACTGGGCAAAGAGTCAAAAGATAGAAATCGGGCCATCTAGGGGAAGTGCCGCTGGCTCTTTGGTCTCTTATTTACTTGGGATTACTCAGATTGATCCTATAAAATATAATCTATTATTTGAAAGGTTCCTTGATCCAAATAGAGATGCATTTCCAGATATTGATCTTGATTTTCAAAAATCAAGAAGAGGAGAGGTTCTTGAATACATAAAAGAAAAATATGGAGAAAACCATGTTTGTCAAATAGTAAATTTTGTTACATTTAAACCAAGACAGACTATTAAAGATGTATGTCGTATATTTGATGTACCTTTCCAAGATGTAAATAGGATGACGAATCTTTTATCTGACAAAGTGAAGACGCTTGAAGAGGCAATGGAAATTCCAGAGATAAATTCTTTTTTTAAAAAGAATCCTCAGATGAAAAGAATAGCTTTTGCACTTGAAGGAGGTATCCGTCAGCAGTCGGTTCATGCAGCTGGCATGGTTATTACTCCCGGAGAAATATCAGAATATATTTCAGTAGTAAAAATTAAAGATTCCATTTGTTCTTGCTTTGATAAGAATGGTGTTGAGGATTTAGGTTTACTTAAACTTGATGCATTAGGTCTAAGGACATTGGATGTAATTGCAACAACAAAAGAATTAATAAAACAAAATCCTTCCCCAAAAGGAGTAGGAAGAGGGATAGGAATAGATCTTCCTACTGAATTTGATGATCCAGAAGTATATAATGCAATGAAAGAAGATGGAAATCTTGGGTGTTTCCAAATAGAAACAAAAGGATTGTCAAAATTATTAAAAGATTTAGATGTCCAAGATTTTGAAACTTTATATCATGTAACAGCACTTTATCGACCTGGGCCTCTGAACTCTGGCCAGACTAAAGAATACATAAGGAGGAGTAAAGATGGGGATAGGTAAAGGAAATCATGGAAATCAAAAACAATATTATAATTATAATAGAAATTTCTTTGAAAAAATAGATAATCCAGTAAAAGCATATATTCTTGGTTTTATAGTAAGCGATGGCCACATTCGAAAAGATTCTAGTGGATATTATCTTATGTTTAGTATAAAAAAAGAAGATAAATATCTATTAGAATCGTTTTGCGTTGTTTTAGGAGCTTCGATTCATGCACAAAATTTAGTTAAACGAAAAAGTTCAAATGATGGAAGTTATTATTTACGATTTGCCTCAAAGAAACTTGTGTGTGATTTGTATTCATTGGGAGTTCCTATTAAAAATAAATCACTTAAAGCTGTTCCAATTGATTGTAAAAAATATAACCAAGATTTTTGGAGAGGAATGTTTGATGGAGATGGGTCAATAGGTAAAGCTAGTAAAAATCAGAAAACTCCTTCTTTGAGGATAACTTTAACAGGAACTCAAGAAGTTTGTGAAGGATTTGAAAAATATTTAGGATATAATGGTTATATGCAAAAACATAAAAATTGTTATCAATATCAAAAAACTGTTTCAAAATTAAAAGATATGGAAACAATTTATTCAAAAATTTATCTAAATTGTTCAATCCCATTTATCTATGAGAAAAAGGATAAATTTGTTGAAATAATAAAAGAGAGGGAAATTTATGAAAAAAATAATTGAACATCCTATTTATCAAAAATTAACGAAGGATACCAAAGGACTTGTTATTTTTCAAGAAACAATGATGCAGCTTTGTAATAAGCTTGCGGGAATTCCATTAGAAGAAGCATATCGAATTGTTAAATTAATTTCTAAATCAAAGAAAGAAGAATTAAAAGAATATAAAAAGAGATTTATCGAAGGTTCTATTTTGAATGGGGTAGAAAAAGAAGATGCTCTGAATATTTGGCAATCAATCGAGGAATCAGGTTCTTATGCGTTTAATAAAAGCCATGCTGTAGGATATTCAGCACTTTCATATCAAACAGCATGGTTGAAATACTATTATCCGAAGCAATTCCTAGTAGCGTTGATTCATCACCCAAAACCTCAGAAAGATGAAAAAGAAAAAATGGTTTCTCAAGCTATTCGTGAATTAAGAAAGAATGGTTTTGAAGTAAGGGCACCAAATATCAACAAATCTAAAAAAGATATCTATATCGCTGATGATGGAGAAATCTACATGGGCTTGTCGAGTGTTGCGGGGTGTGGAGATAAAGCTGCTGATGAGATTATTTCGAACCAACCCTATGAAAGCTTTGATGATTTCCTTGTAAAAGTTCAGAAAAGAAAAGTTAATATTAAGATTCAGAAAAATCTTATTCAAGCTGGAGCGTTCGATAAATTTGGTAGAAGAGATGAGCTTTATTATTCACTCAGTGATGAAACCTTTGAAAAATGGGATAAAGAAGAGATACTTAAAAGAGAGATGCTTGTTCTCGATTTACCTTCAAAAGAACCTTTGATTAACTATTATGAGAATAAATACCCTCATATAGAATTAACTGATATTGATCAGATTGATTTTTCAGACCCTATCGGTGAGGTTTGGATAAAAGGAATTATAACCAATTTTGTTACAAAGAAGGCATCGACTAAACTCGAAGAAGCAATAGACGTATTAAAAGAAATGGTCTACTTTGACATCGACGATGGAACAATGAAGGTCAATTGTTTCATGTCTCCTGAAATGTTTGATTTATATAAGCCTTTGATTGGAGATGGAGAAGCTGTTATTTTGAAAGCTCATACCTTTGGGCAGAAAGTTTATATAGATGGAGTGTTAAACTTAACAAAAGAAAACAATATTTCACTCGAAAAATATTCGATTGATCGCCGACAAGATGAGGTCGACAACATGCATAGAAAACCAAGGTGGTCTATCAATGCAGTCCAGTCCATTACATATCATGTTTCAAAGAATGGGAAAAGATATGGACGAATAACCTATGATGACGGCAATTTTGGACTATGTTTTAATATGAAAGTAGAAGATATACAACCAGGAGAAATTATTTGTTGGACAACAAGTAAAAATCCATTTATTAATATTGTAAAGAGGGTGGAATAATGGAATTACATATAATATATAAAGACAATGAAGGGGAACAGCCACAATTAGTTATGGAAGGAAATAAGGTAAAGGAAATTATAATTAAAGCTCCATTTATTTTAGAAATGCCTTCTGAGAGGATAGAAGATTATGACGATGAAGAAAATAGGTCTTTAACTACCTATATTGCAGGAACTAAGTTATGTGGGAAATGTGGTATTGAACGACATAGAGATGAATATCATCCTCATCGAACGAATAAATTAGGAACCCAAGGATATTGTATAGGGTGTATGAATAAAATAAGAAGAACATATAATAGAAAGAAAGCAGCCGAGAAAAAAGGAGAGGCTCAAAAATGAGACTCTCTAAATCTGCTATTTTAAAATATCTTGCTTGTCCGGCTGATTTCAAATATGATTATATCTTAGATTTCAGACACCAAAGAGAAGCACCAGGTGAAGATTCTGCTTTAACAAAAGGGACTCGTATTCATCAGATTTTTGAGGATTTTTATAAGTCTCCATTGTTAGAAACATTAGAGGAACCTTATTATGACAACATATTAGAGATATTATATACACTTGAAAATGCTCACAAGTATGAAAATCATATGGAGAACTTTGCTGAATTTAATACACATCAGATCAAAACAAAAGGGATCGACAATTGGATGCCTCTTGATTTAGAGATGGAAGTGTTTGATAAAGAATTAAAATTCTTAGGTTATATAGATCGAGTCGATTTAGAAGAAAATGGGCTAAGGGTTATAGATTATAAATCATCTAAGAAGGATAAACCAGTCAAACATTATTTACTTGAACTTGCTCTTTATGCATTAGTATATGAGAGATTGACAGGCAATAAAGTATATGATGCTGGTATCTATTTCAGTAATACAGGGAAACTAAGAACAACACCAATCACAGAAGAGGATAAAGAGAAAGCGATGCAAACTATCTTTAATGTAAGAGAAGCTATTAAAATGAAACATTTTCCACCAAAGTCTAATTACTTTTGTAGATTTTGTGACAATCAAAATATTTGCACTACTGATATTGAGGCGAGTTTTTGATTTCTAGAATTTGTCAAAATCCAAATTGTCAAAAAGAATTTAAAACATATCCTTCTCGAATCAAAACAGGAAAAGGAAAATATTGTTCGAAACAATGTGGAGGCTTGATGAAAAGAATACGGATAAAAAGAATTTGTCAAAAATGTGGGAAAGAATTTGAAATAATTCCTTCCGAAATTAAGAGAGGAAATGGGAAATATTGTTCGATAAAATGTAGGGATAATAAGGTAAAAAGAATATGTCAGAATTGTGGAAAAGAATTTGAAATAATTCCTTCTAGAATTAAAGGGAATATAGGAAAATTTTGTTCTCATTCATGTTCTGCTTCCGGTGAAAACAATCCACTTTGGAAAGGTGGAAAATCTTATGAACCTTATTGTATTCTTTTTAATAACAAATTTAAAGAAAGAGTTCGTGAATTCTGGGGAAGAAGATGTGGAATAAGTGGAATCACTGAAAAACAAAATGGGCGTAAATTAGACGTTCATCATGTGAATTATGATAAACAAAGTTGTTGCAATACAACTATTCCATTGTTTATTCCTTTATCAAGAGAATACCATTCAAAAACCAATGGAAGTCGTGATTATTGGGAAGAAATGCTTACGAATTACATTATGATTTGGTTTAACGGTGAATGTTATCTATCAAAGGAGGATTTAAAATGAATTATTTTCAGATTGGTTTGCCGCAACGAAAAGCAATCCCTTTGAATCCAAGAGGAATTAAATTTGCCAAATCAATCATTAAGCGTTTAAATGGAGTTACAAATCTCTATCGCACAATTTATAATTTTAGTGATAGTCATATAAATTGGAGGGTGGCTATTATAGATAAATTATTTTTTGATTTTGATGTTGATGAAGAAGGCAAAGAACTCGAACATGCCCGAAAAATGCATGAGTATCTACTCGAAAGGAACTTAAAACATACGATCTTTTTCAGTGGACGAGGGTTTCATATTTACCTCTTCACAAAAGAAACACATGCGTCAGAGTTGCAGAATCCAATAGTCGCGGTGAAGAATGCACACCGAGAAATAGTTAAGCTTGCAGATGTCGAAGTTGATCCAGTAACCACAGACCTTATGAGAATAAGTAGGATACAAAATACAGTTAATATCAAAAGTGGATTATTCTGTATCCCATTAACTGGTGATGAATTATATCGTTCAAAAGGAGAAATAATGCACATGGCGAGAAACCAGAGAAATGTTGAGCAAGATTTAAGCGGAAATCTTTTAAGCTTAGAGGAATATGACAGGGAAGCAGGATTATATGAATTTGCAGAGACTGAACCAATACCAATAGAGAATGAATTCTTAGAGAAAATGCTTCCAAGTTGTGTATTAAATTTATTATCAAAAGGAGATTGTGTTCGTGATGAAAGATATTTAATTATCACAGCAATGAGAGACAACTTAGTTTCCAGAGAAGACGTTCGAAAGACGCTAAAAACTTATCTTACTGAAAAAAAATACAAACACTGTGTCTTTGAAGAAGATCAAGTAAACTATTTATATGATAATGAACATCTTTTGTTTAAGAATTGTGAAACGATTCAACAAGATGGATTTTGTGTCGAGAATTGCAATGAAAAATTTGTTTATTTATAGGAGGAAAAGACATGAATAAAATTCATCTTGATTCAAGAGAACCAGAAGATGTTCAAGAAGATTGTAAAAAAACTTTCGGAGAAGAAAATGTTGTAGTTGAATTTATGCTTATAGGAGATTTAATATTTCCAAAAGAAAATTTATGCATTGAAAGAAAACGAATAGGAGATGCTGTTGGAAGTATAATGGATCAAAGAATATTTAGGCAAGCCGTAAATATGACAGAGAATTTCCAAACTTGTGTTATAATAATTATTGGTTCATGGAAAGAAATACAAAAAAGTAGATATATAAAATTTAGTGAGAAACAGTTCCTTGGAGCTTGTGCTTCATTGATGACTAAATATAATATGAAAGTCTTTTGGGTAGAAAACAATCGTCAATTTTGGTTAACATGTAAATATCTTACAGAAAAATGTAATGGAGATCCAATTGAATTAGAAACGATCGAACGAGTAAAGTTCAGTGGAGATAAGCATTTCGATATGTTAAGAATTTTAGTCGGCCCTAAAAAAGCACATCTTATTTTAGCAGAACATAAATTTAAAGACTTAGTTAAACTTACTAAGAAAGATTTGCAACAGATTAAAGGAATTGGGCCAGGAACAGCAGCAAGAGTAAAGGAGTGGTTATAATGGAAAAACAAGAATTTTTAGAATATGAAAGTTTTAATTCTGATGGAAAATTTACTCATATAATATCAATTAGAAAGTTCAAAAGCCCTGCTATGAATAGTTTTTGGGAACAAATAACTTTTATGAATAGGAAATCAGGATGTCGTATGGCAATTGATAAAAATGGAGTAATAACATTCGATGGGAAATTTTATATTAAAGTTGATGAATATTTCTATGATGTTGATAGAACAGTAATCGAGAGACATGTCTTTATTGAGGAAGATAAATATGATGATAGATTAATATTAAGTGGCCATAAAGGTCTTGTTGGTTTCAATTGCTCTTTAATAAAATCTATTGTTATAGAGAGTACGGAGAATTTTGAATGAAATTTAAACCAACAAAAGAAAAACTCATAGAATGGAAAGATGCTGGATTAAGCTTCGCTGAGATGGGTCAAATCTGCGATTATTCTAAGTCTTCGATCAATCGCTTTTTTCACGAATATAAACTCGAACCACCGAAAACAGGGCGAAAGAAGGGATTCAAAGTGTCAGAGGAGACTCGAAGGAAAATGTCTGAGGCAGCAGAATGAAACCACGTTTTGCATGGGACGGAAAAGCTATGCTATATGATATACAGAAATTTTATGATATCAATATATCAACAAATGAAGTTACGATTTTGGGACAAGTAACTCTTTCCTTTAAAGAAATTGAAGAAATTTGTCGTGAAATGAAAAGAGCAAAAAAAACATGGACATGTACCGCAAGATCAAAAGCTGGTTGTCGAGAAGATTGTGATAATGAGCTTTGTAGCATACATATTTTTAAAAATAAACCTATAATAGAGTGATAAAATGGACGAATTATATGTAACAAATTTTTTAATGACCTATTTTACAGGTGTAACTGAAGTAAATTTCTTTGATTTTGCAAATCAAAGGCATGTATTAGTTCATTTCTTAGATGAAACATCTTGGGATGCAAATTTAACAAAAGAAAAAATGCAAGTTCTTGCTCCAATATTTTTACTTGATAAAGAGAATCTTGATATGATGGCAAATCGAGATAAGGTGGAAACTATCATGTTCTTTACAGCTAGTAGAGGAGCAATAGATCAGTTTATGCAGGAATATACAGAAGAAAATAGACCAAAATATACAGCGGAAGATGTCAAGAAAATAAAAGAGGAAGAACATGAATGAATATATTAAACTAAACAGAGATAAATTATTAGGACTTATCGATGAATATGATAATAATAACGCTAATGCTGTTCTAACACCAGGACAATTAGAGTATACTGCATTTGAATATCTAGGAAAAAAATTAGCTGAAACAATGCTATCTCCAGAATGTTTGGAAGCATATAAAAATGGATTAATATATCTTCACGATTTATCACAATATCCATTTAAAGGACTTAATTGTATTACAATAGACCCAAGACATGTTCTTGGTAAGGGGATAAACTGTTATGGTGATAACAACATTGGGGTAGTTGGTGGACCAGCTAAACATCTTGATACAGCAATGCATCATTTAGGGCAAGCAATGGGATTATCAAGTGTATATCAATCTGGTGGTGTTGCATTAGCTTCATTAAACACATTTATCGCTCCATATTGTGTTGATGTTGAAGATGATGAAATTAAACAAGTGATTCAAAGCTTTGTATATTCAATGAATGAAGCCTTTAAAAATCGTGGAAGTCAAAGTTTATTCAGTAGTGTCAATTTTGATCTTGCTATGCCAAATTTTTTACTTGAATCACCAGCTATGGGGCCAGGAGGAGAATATAATGGTGTTTATGGTGACTATAAAAAAGAAGCCATACATTTTGTAAAATTATGGAATGAAGTAGTAATTAAAGGTGACTATTATGGTAAACCAATATTTTTCCCCAATACCATTTATAATATTGATAATACAGATTTAGATAATTGGGATGATATATTTGATTATTCAGCAAAATATAGTTTACCTTATTTTAGCAGTGCTAAGAATCATAACGCCAATTACGTGTCTACTATGGGATGCCGTACTTCTCTGCCTTCTAATTGGACAGGCGACCCTAACCAAGATTGTATGAGTACAGGGAACGCTGTATACACAACTTTAAATTTACCAATGATTGCACTTAATTCGACAAATATAGAAGAGTTCTATCAAAATTTGCAAAAATATTGTGATATAATTCATGATTATACGATCGAAAGATTAGAACATATTAAGTATATTTGGAATAAAGATATAGCTACATTCTATACACAAGAATTCGAGGGTCAACCATTTTATAATTTAGATAACGCAACATTAGTGATAGGATTTGTAGGGCTAAGTGAAACATGTGAAATATTAACCGGTTCATCTATAGTAAACAATACAGAAGTGGGCATAGAGATACTTTCTGCATTAAATTATATAGTAAATAAATATAAAGAAGAAGATGAATTACGATGGGGAATATTTGCAACCCCAGCAGAATCGGCAGCAAGTAAGTTGGCGGAAAAAACAGTAATGAAATATGGATTTAAAAAATCACGAGCAAAAGGAACTTATGATAGCCCATACTATACAAATTCATCCCATGTACCTGTTGATGCAGATATTGATATAATAAAACGAATCAAAATCGAGGGACAATTACAAGAACTTACAAGTGCAGGAAATATAATGAATATATATTTGGGAGAAGCCTATAGTGTACCATCAAGTTTGAAGAGTTTATGTAAAAAAATATATGATAATGGTAATGCATTCTTTTGGGCTTTTACAGGAGAATATAGTATCTGTGACAGTTGTGATACAACCTTCAAGGGTAATGTTAATAGATGCCCTTTGGATGATGGAGAAACAACTGTATTTTCACGCGTTACTGGATATATGACAGCAACTAAGACTTGGAATAAAGGAAAATTAGCAGAATTTGAAGAGCGTAAAAGGTATTAAAATGATAGACTTAACAAAATACGGTATGAATGAAATAAGAGAAATGAAGTGCATCGTCGTTCCATCGTGTAGTCGATGCGGCTTTTTCGATGCTACTTCGGAGAGTTGTGGATGCACAAACCAATTTATTGCCGATACAGATTGTCCTTATCCAACGGTAGATGATACTATTATACTATTAGGAGGAATGGTTGAAATGACTAGGAAAGAAGAATTAGAAGTGGAAATAAATGAATTGATTAAAGAAGAAACTGAAACGAATGTAAATCCAAAGATAGATATATTAATAGATGAATATCATGAAATTTTAATGGCAGAAATGAAAGAGAAGTTTGGGGATAGATAGGTGGGTTTAATTTATAAAGCTGAAAATCTTGTTAATGGAAAATGTTATATAGGACAGACTAATCGTAGTTTAAAAAAAAGAATAAAAGGACATTACCATGATAGAAAATATGGTACTTATCCGTTTATGAATGCTTTGAATAAATATAATAAAAAGGATTTCAAATGGGAAATTCTTGAAAATAATATTCAAGGACAATCCCATTTAAATATTTTAGAAAAATTTTGGATACTTCATTTAGATACCAAAAGTCCCAATGGTTATAATCTACAAAATGGCGGTTATAATTTTAAATGTCATGAATCTACTCGAAAGAAAATGAGTAAATCGAGTATGGGAGATAAAAATCCTATGTTTGGCAAAAGAGGGAAAGATTCTCCACATTTTGGGAATAAACATACCAATGAAACTAAAAATAGAATGAGAGAACTAAGCCAAGGGAAATATCCTGGAGCTTCTTATAACAAAAAACATAATCCAGAATATAGATGTTGGCTTTCTAGAATTCGTTATAATGGAAGTAGACGATCTTTAGGAGTTTATGAAGATCCAATTTCTGCTTCTTTGGTTTATAAGTTGGTATTAGAAGAAATTATTAAATTAGGAGGGATTTAAAATTACAAATGATGAATGGTGTACGCCTTTAGATTTTTTCAATGGTGTAAATAAATCTTTTGGCTTTACTTTTGATGTTTGTGCTTCGAAGAAGAATCATCTTCTTGATAAATATTGGACTATAAATGATAATGCCTTAGATAAAAATTGGGATCAAGATGAAAATTATTATATGAACCCTCCTTATTCCAAAGGTATTAAAGACTTTATGAAGAAAGTACATGAGGAATCATTGAATGGTTGTAATTGTGTCGCTCTAATTCCTGCAAATACAGAAACAAGATATTTCCAAAAATATTGCTTAGATAGAAAAGCAGTTGATTCGATTTACTTTGTCGATGGAAGATTAAAATTTACAATAGATCGAGTGTCTCAAGGTTCACCAAGATTTGCTTCGGTTCTTGTTTTTTTTGATAGTTCTTATGATTGGAAGCCCATTGACTGGTTTAAATGCGATCGAACGTTTAATAAGGTGACTGAGATTTGAAAACTTGTACAAAATGTGGTGAAACGAAACCTGAAAATGAATTTTATTTTAATAAAAAAGGAAATTATTATGGAGAATGTAAAAAATGTTATATTAAAAAAACAAAGAAATATCATTTGAAAAATCCACAAAAAAGATGGGCTTCTGGAACATTAGGTAAACATAAGAAAAGAGGGTTTCGAATTCAAATAACTATCGAAGAATTGGTATCTCTATTTGAACAAACAACTCATTGTATTTATTGTGATCAGAAAATGGAAAGAAATAAGGAAATATTATCTAGTTCATCACCCACCCTCGATATTTTAGATCCAAAAAATAAAGTGGTAGATATAAATAATATACAAATCATTTGCCATTCTTGCAATAGCTCAAAGCGAAATCGTACACATCAGGAATTGGTTGATTGGTGTAAGATTGTCGTTCAAAAATTTGACACATAAATTAACCACAACATTTATATATGATCAATGACTTAACAATAAATAGAGTTCGAGAAACTCGAAAAAAAAATTTGGAGGAGAAAACATTGGTAGACCACACTAAATTAAGTTCAATAATTGCAGGATTATTCCTGTTAGTCGTTACACTATTCATAGGTTATATCGTCGCTAATCCGTCGTACCTACAGGTTTTGATGGGAATTCCCTTATGGGTAAAAGCAGGTGCATTAATTTTAGCAGTATTAATAGCTCTATATGACTATGCAAACCCATTACTAAACGAAAGTATTCTTGGAGTAACTTTAAGCTTTAAAGCATTCGTTGCTTTCTTGGCGATCGTTGGTAATATAATAATAGGTGTTATTGTATCCAATCCTATTCTATTACAACCAATTCTAGGAAATGCATTGTATGTGGCTTATATTGGAATTATACTTTCAGTTCTAATATCGTTAAGTAAATTGTTAAATGTAGCAAGTGTTCCATCTTCAGCGTAAAGCTGAAGATATTTTTTCGGCGTGTAGCAAAGCGGTTTTGCACTCGACTGTAGGAACACGAGGATACTATGGGAACTCTGTAATAAACCAAGCAATCCTCGATATTGCAGATATCGAGATAACAGGGGTTCACAATATTCAAGAGTGATAAAATGAAATGCAGAGAATGTGATGTTAATTTAACTGATGAGAATTGGCATAAATCAAACCAGAAACAAAAGAATTACATTTGTAAAGAACATTACAACCAATATAAACGAGAATTAAAAAGAGAACATAGTTTAGGAATAAAACGAAGACCTGCCAAAGAAAAAGGATTTATCTTTTATCCTAATATTAATGGTGAATTAATTGTAAAAATTCCATTAACTCAAGGAAAATATGCAAGAGTAGATATTCAAAATGCAGATAAATTTTCGAAATATCAATGGCATTTTGATAAAGGTTATGCAAAACGAAAACTTTCACAAAATAAACACATTTCAATGCATCATGACGTAATAGGTAAAATTGATGGTTTAATCATAGATCATATAAACGGAAACCGTTTATATAATTGTGAAAATAATTTAAGGCATGTTACATATCGTGAAAATTCACAAAATCATGCGAATGCGAATTATTCTAGTAGATATCCAGGTGTTTGTTATGTTAAAAGCAGAGATAAATGGCAAGCATCTATTCGAGTAAATGGAGAGTTTCGAACAATTGGTAGATATGATACCGAAGAAATAGCATATGAACATTATTTAGATGAAGTAAATAAAATTCAATGAGTTTCGTGGTCTGATGGCGGACTTTGAATCCGTCGATCCTGGGTTCGACTCCCGGCGAAACTATACGCTGAACGGCAGCGTCTTATTTTTTAAAAGGAGGAAAATATATGGGACATAAATTTGATTTAATTAAGCATTCAGTTGCGATAGCAGCTGATAATAGTATCTTCCCTCTAACTCAGGAAGATTTAGATAAAGTATATACCTTTGATCATCCTGAAATTCAGAGCAGGCTATCGAAAATATCGCCAGAAAAAGCAACAGTTACCTCTTATTTACTTCCAAGTGTTTCATTACCACCTGTAATGAACCAAGGAGATCTAGGAGAATGTTTCGCATTTGCTGGTTGCGGTATAGAAATGTTCTTTGATAGATTAGCTGATAATCTTCAGACAATGCTATCCCCGATGTTCTTAGGATATTGGAGTCGTTACATTTGTGGAGGGAATATTCCACCAACAGGCGACGATGGATCGACAATTATCGCTACAATGCAAGCAATGCAGCTTTATGGTCTTTGTTTAGCAGCTACTTGGCCTTACATTGATGCAAATGAAAATATAGCACCATCACCAGCAGCTGATACTGAAGGTAAACTTTATGAAGTAGGTAAGTATTTTGCTATAAAAGATGATGATCCGAACAAAATAGCCAACATGAAGCAGGCTCTTCAATCTAATCTTCCACTCATGGGTGGTTGGGATGTTGATGAGACTATAGAAAATGTAGGAGCAAGTGGAATTGAACCTTATGTAACAAATCCACTTATAAATGGGCAACCAGCAGGACATGCAAGATGGATTATAGGATTTGACAATAGTATTGTTATTCCTGGAGCACCTATTCCTGGAGCATTTAGAGTTCGTAACAGCTGGGATATAACCTGGGGAGATAAAGGCGACTCATGGGTTTCATATCAGACCTTTATAGACCAAGAGACAAACTGTATGGGTATTACTCAGGCAACGGCGGGTTCAAACAATCCGCCTGCACCTGTAGTAACCTCAGATACAACAGTCTTAACAGTACCTGAAGTAGGAGCAATAGCAGGAAAAGCATTTACTATTACCGCAAAACTAGTTGATACAACCAAAGGTCTTGCTGTTCCAAATCAAACAATAATATTTGGTATTGACGGAACTAACATAGGATCTGCAAAAACAGATAGCACAGGAATAGCAACCTATATAACATCGCAAGTTAATGTTGGAACATATACAATAACAGCAGTATTTGTAGCAAACGGAAATTTCCAGAGTTCAGCAGGGAATAATTTGTTAGAAGTTACAGTAGCTCAACCAAGTGACGTTAAGACTCTTTTAGTAGAGGTTGAGAACTTTTTAAAAGTAGTCGAAAATTTTTTAAAAAACTTATAGGGTAATTCTTACCCTTTTTTGGAGGTAGAAATTATGGGACAAATAACAAGTGGGTCAATTGCAGTAGCAATGTTCCAGGATATGCGAAATAGATATAATATATGGGTTAAAGCAAATCCTGGTAAATTACCATCAATAATTCGTACAATTAAAAATGGTCCAAACTTTGTTGCATTACATACGTTCGATATTATGGTAGCTTGGTTCGATAAACAAGATCCTAAACCTACGATGATACCTATCAATCCTACAAATCCACAGAAGCCAACAGCAACAGTAGGCACAGATTTGTGGGTTAAACAATCTTTAGAATATCATAGAGGTACTTTTATAAATAACAAAGAAGATTTATATACTACCAAAAATATGGTTTATGCAGACTATCCAAATCTAAAACACAGTAAAATTGATGCTGTGAATACTTATATTTGGTCTGGTGGTATAAATTGTGCTGAATTTTGTGAATATATAATGAAACCTATTTTTAATTGCTTAGGTCTTGTTATAGGTAAAGACTATTGGATAGCACATGGATATGTAACCTGTTCGAATGGTAAAGCTTACGGCCATTATTGGGGTGTGTTTAGTAATAAATTTGCTTTAAATGTTAAAATGTCTCCAGTGAATTCTGAATTTTATGATTTAGCTGGTGATGCCGAAGAAAAAAGACCACAAGGAACACTAATTTGTAATGAAGGATCGTGTTACATAGATCGTTATGAAACAGATATTCCTTCTTAAATATTTTTTGAGGTGATTGAATGGAGAAAATACCCCTTGTTTATGTTGCTGGAGCGTTAAGTGATCCCGATTGTTGCATGTATTTACAAAATGTAAATAAGATGAATGCTTTTGCAGCAGATTTACAGCTTGATTATGAATGTGGTGTATATATCCCTAGCAATGATTTGATCTATGGGATATTTTGTGGGTATTTAGAATACGAAGATTATGTTAAAAATAGTATGTGTATTCTTTTACATTCAGATGCTGTTGCAATAGTCCCTGATTCAGAGGAAAGCGATGGAACAAATGCAGAAATAGATGAAGCAAAAGCTAATTCGATTCCTGTTTTAGATAACACATTTAAAATAGAAAAATTTTTTAGGACGTGGTTAAAATAACATGTATTGTCGGGTTAGTAGAAAATGGAACTGTTTATCTTGGAGGAGATAGTGCTACAAGTCGTGGAAATCGCAGGATTATCAAGAATAAAAGTAAGGTTGTTAAACGTGGTGAATTTATTATGGGTGGATCAGGGCTTGCAGTTGTTTCACAGTTGATGCATCATACAACGACATTGCCACCATTATATGAAAATCAAGAATGTTTAGATTATATGGTGAATACATTTTTACCAATGTTTAGAAAAACTATCAAAGAAGCAGGCCAAATGACAATTGAAGATCATAGAGAAACTACTCAAAATAATTTTTTAATCGGTTTTAGAGGACATTTATTTTCAATTGGTATTGATTTAAATGTAATAGAATGTATTGATAATTATGATAGTATTGGTTCTGGAGAAGAATTTGCATTAGGAGTATTATATGCTACAGAAGATAGTAAATTAAAACCAGAAGAACGCCTAATGAAAGCTCTTGAATGTGCTGCATATCATAATCATTACGTTTATCCTCCTTTTGAGATTGAAAGTATTAGTTATGAGATCGATCAAAAGAAATCGAAACATTTATAAATGAAGAGAAATAGAACATATTTTTCGAACGAGAGGATCATAAATGAAAGAACATTGTAATATAGCAGCTATTCCATTAACTAGAAATCAATATGCAATTGTTGATATCTGGAATTATGAATGGTTGAACCAGTGGAAATGGAATGCTAATAGAGATAGTCGTTACAAACATAAAGAGAGGTTTTATGCTGTTCGAAATATTCCAAAAGACAAAAATGGTAAACGTAAAAAAATTAATATGCATAGATTAATTACTAATTGTCCAAAAGAATTAGAAGTCGATCATATTAATGGGAATACTCTTAAAAACACTGAAAACAATTTAAGAAATCTAACACATCGTCAAAATTTACAAAATTTACATATTGAAAAAAAAGTAAATACCCAGGCGTTACGTGGCATAAAGGTTCACAGAAATGGATGGCTCAAATTACCATTAAAGGAGAATATAATTATTTAGGATATTTTGATTCAGAGAAAAAAGCACATGAAAAGTATATGAAAAAATGTAAAGCGGGGTGATCAAATGCATACATAGTCTTGGAAGACTTTAAACTTATCCATTTAGTGCCAGTGGCTACAACAAATTTACGCAATGCGGATTTTGTTGTGTATGAACAAAACACTCATGGAGATGATTTTATATTAGAAACTATAAACTTTATTTATTATTACTGGTCGCATTAAGTACTCTATCCTTTGGGATTGGAGATTTAGGAGCCGTGTCGGCTTCCTCAGCAATAAATGTACACATAACACCTACCACTGTAACTGCAACAGGATACAATAGTGCAAGCGGTGGTTATTATTGGACAACAGGTACATTTAAAAATTATAATCCAGTAACCGGTCATTGGGGAGTTTTAAAGTGGAACCCGAAAGGTACTGCGGAAGGCGAATGGACGGCCTCTGACAATGACATGGATTTTTCAATTAATGGAAAATGTAAGATGAGCACTGGCTGGCAAAAGAATATTTGGCTAGTTAAATCTTCGGGCGTGGTTACAAAAAAGTCTCAAGCTCAACCAGTAAGCTCACCAAGCACTGGTACAAACACTGGTACAGATATCACCACCGATGGTACTATACTTGGAGATATTATTGGACAACTAAATAACCCTTTCTGGTCATTATAAATGACCATTTTATTTTTTATAATAAGGAGGAATTAAATATGTATGGTACAAACAATAATATAACTTATACCTCTCAACAATTAAAATCAGAAGAAGATAAAATAAAAAGATTAGAAAAAGAAGTTAAAGAAAAAACAGAAGAAGATAAAATAAAAAGATTAGAAAAAGAAGTTAAAGAAAAAACAGAAGTTTTAAGATTAATGAAAGAATTAAAAAAATTAAAAGAAGATATTAAAACAGAAGAAAATGAACCAAAACAATGTTGTTGCCCATGGGTACAATGTCCTTATCGAATAGATTATACTTTTACTTGTGGCAGTGCAAATACTGATTCTTCACAAGACCCTAAAAATATATTATTTAATATATCAACTACTAATATGGCGGCTAAGAATGAATAAATCTGCTGCTCTTGTAGGAATGATTATGGGAACATTAAGTGTAATATCACTTTTTATATTCTTTCCTAATGGCCCTACCAATCAATTAGAAGTTGCAATTGTATTATTTGCAGGAATGTCTATAGGCTTATGTTTAGGAAGTATTAGTCCTTAACACAAACATGAACTTCTGCTATTTCGACGTTTTCGATAGTAAGAAGTTTCTCTTCTACCCTTTCTGCTATTTCGTGTGCTCGTCGAATTGATGTCGTCGATGGTACTTCGATGTGTAGCTCAATCGCTGCATAACTTCCCATATTATTTATTTTTATATCATGACATCCAGGAAGATTTAAATCCAGTATTTCTTTTTTTAAACCTTTGGGTACTGTACCCATTAAAATATGTAGATTATTAATCCCGACTTCAATCGCTGTTTTTAATATAAATAACGAGACAACAATTCCGAGTACAGGATCTAAAATAGGGAATCCTAATATTGCACCGCAGACACCAAAGAAAACCGCAACGTTAGATATGATATCTGTTTTTTTATTTGCAGCTACCGATAATATACTGGGACTATTAAGCTCATTTCCAGCCCTCTTTAAATAAGAGGCGAGATAGATGTTTGCAAAGATCCCAATAAATGCCACAAAAGCGGCTGCTGGGCTAGGGGAAATAGCACCAGAAATGATCTTATTGTAACTCCCTAAAGCTATCTCTGCTGCAATTAATAGCAATATTCCAACTATTAATAGTCCAACTAGAGGCTCTATTTTTCCGTGTCCATAAGGGTGTTCTTCATCTGGTGGTTTGTGTCCAATTTTAAGACCGATAGCCATAGCTATCGTCATTAAAATATCACTGAATTGGTCGGCTGCGAAAGAGATCAATGCGGAGCTGTTCGACGACAAACCGACAACAAAGTTTAGTATGGTGAGGACGACGTTTCCAATTAGCGAAACCTTTATTGCTCGGTTGGAAATTTTGTCTCTCTTATTTTTATCTATCATAGTATATGGTAATAAAAGGTTATTAAGATAAGACTCGAAATGATAGAATAAGAACCGAAAACAATTGCAATAACTGTAGTAACATCAAATTGTCTATTTTGGGTTATATCATCTTGAACATTATCTTCGGTCATTTCAGCTTGCTGTAACCTAGCAACTTCAACACTGTGTATAATATCTGATTTATATTGTTCAGTCTTTAATTCCCATAATTTTTCTAAAAAAAATCGTTCATCCTCGTCCATATTAATCACCTAGGCAAATCCAAAGAAATGTGCCAATGGATATAACCATGTAGAAGCGTGGAAACCATTTATACTAGGAAGTGAGAATACAACTGTTAGAATAGCAATTATAAGCATAGCTATAAATCCCCATTTTGCAAATTTAATACTTTTTTTATTCCAAAAATGGGTTTCTCTCTTATCTTGTCCTTGCAGAAGACCTTTGATTGTAGCTAATTCAAGGTTTGATGTTTCCTGACTATTACTTACGTCTTTAAGTTCTTTTCTAACTTCTTTTATTTCAGCTAATTCAAGGTTTGTTTGGGTTTGGTTAATTTTTATTTCTTGTATCTCTTCTCTAATACTTTTATCTTCTTCTTCTGTTCTATCACCAATGGTTTGAATGCGTCTATCTCTTTCACCGTTTCTGTAATCTTTAATTCCTAATTCAGCTTGGAATAAATTTAATTTTTTTACAACTTCTTGTAAAATTGTTCTTCTCTCTTCTCCTTGTTTTTTTAAGGTTTTTAATTGAACTTCGTGTTCAATAATTAACTTGTCATCACTGTGTGGCATATCATGGTTCTCCTTCTAGGTTATGTAAATAGTAGTGCCCTATTGTTTTATTCGCCTTTCAATTCTATCCTTGATTGTTGCACTTATAAATTTTTGACTATCGAAATTAACTTCAACTTCCATATAAAGAAAACCATCTTGAGTTAAGTCTCCCTCTTGAACGATATATGAAACAAGACCTTTATTTTCATCTTCTATCGCACATTCGCCTTCTATAACATCGTCCATGTCTGAAGCCATTGCCATATAAAGTTTGACACTTGTAGCACCAGCTAAAGTCAAAGGTGTATTGTTTTCATCTAAAAGTGTGAAAAAGAGTTTTATTCCGAAATCACCTTGTTTCATTTAATCACCTTGTATAATTCTCTTATTTTTATAATTATATCTCTGTACCTTTCAATATTAAGTTGAGAATTATAATCTTTTCTAAGTGTAATCTTACCAACAAAATTATCTATTTTTTGTATCACAATATTTAAATCCTTTTCTGAATCTATTATTGTATCTATAGATTTATTTATTTCTACATTACCATTAAATTTTTGTTCTTTTATAATGTGTAAATTAAAACAATAAATATATAATATTCTTAGTAATTTATCCAATCCATAACCAATATCATCGATTGTTAAATAATTAGAAATAGAAATTTCTTCAACTGTTTGACTTAGTTCTGATAAAATAACTTTTATATTAGTTATAATTTCGTCATTACCAATTCCAGAATCAGTCTTATAAAATTTACGGATAATATTTATTGAATCTAATAATAATTGTAAGTCTTCAATTTTAAGACCTACCATAATTTTAATATGTTCATTAAAGTTTACTTGATCACTAATGTATATCTGTTGGCTTTTTATAAATGTATTTATTTGATCTATCGCTGACGAGAAATCATATATTTGTAATTTTTTAACTGTTAAAAATACATTTACCCAGTCGATTGACCTTGATTCTTGCCTGATAATGTTTTTCACCAGAATCTTCAGTTCCTCGTCTATATACATCTGGTCTAATATTGATATATATTCTTTTTTCAGTACAGATTCTAGCGTTGTAGTTGTATCCCATATATTTCGTCCTCCTGAAATAAAAATTCTTTCTAGTGAATGTTCTGTATCATGTGTTGATAAAGCTATGAATAAGTTAAAAAGATCAAGTGATGTTCCTATATCATTAAGTAACATTTTTATTTCATAAGATATATTATCTAAAGCTATCATATGATCTGATGTTAAAATAGAATGTTTTGTTGAAATATTTTCTAGATCATGTGCTAAATCAACCACTTTCATACTTGCGGTAAAATTTTTTACAACATCTGTTGTATTTTCTATATCATATATTGAAAGACCTATTTTTGATGATATATTATCATATGAAGTGGTTAAATCCATTAATTTATAAGAATTGGTTAAAGATACAAGTTCATTTCTTGCAATAGAATCATCTATCATAGAAAGTGTTGTTTTTATGTCTGTTACATCTATACCAAGCGAGTAATCTATGAGTGAAAAACGATTTCTTAAAATGAGCGATTCTAGTCCTGAAGCATTTTCTATTAATTTTATAAATTCTTTTGGTATTGCAACTAAGTCATGTCCGATTCCATAGTCCGAAAGACTGAATTTATTTTTAATATTTAAAAATTCTGTTCCAAGGCTTTGATCATTAATACCAAATCTATTTTGAATGTGAATGATGTCACTTATGAGTGTATCTGTATCAGTAATTGCAAAACCAATATTGCTTTTTATTTGATCATTTGAATAGCCACTGTCTTCAATTTGAAACTTATTACTTAATCTTATT